CCACTCATGGAAGCTACCATAATGAAAGAAACGATACTCAAGGCGTTAGCTATCTTTTGAAACATGATTAAATTTGCAATTATTAGAGCTATGTCGGTTATGACATTCGCTACATTACTGCTAATTATAGGTCTATCCCCTCTGTACGTCACTATGGGAGTAATGACCCGGCAAATCCAAGAAAAAGTTAATCAGTAGTTTCTACAACTTCTGTTTTTTCTACTTCAACCTGACTAGCTCTATCGTGTAAAATTGCTTGAATCTGTATAAGTCTAGTTGTACATTGTTCGTGTACTTTTTTTGCTTGGTCGATGTTTTTTATCATCAACTGCAATTCTTGTTCTAGTTCTTCGTTAGTTTTAGCCATAATTAAAATGCAACTCCTGTTGCTTGTACTGGTGTGTTAATTAAATCTATTTCTGCTTTTAAAGATGATTCAATAGACGCAACTTCTGTTGAACCCAAAGCATCTTTTACCCATGTAAGCATATGCGCCTCTGTAGGTGTGGGCTTGCTTGAATCAAAAGCAATAAAACCAGAGGGTAGCGACTCAGGTTTTGTAAAAACAATTTCTCCTGTACGTCTTGCTTTTTCTTCAGTGCCGTCCATTCCTTTCACTCGATAGACAACATTTGTAAAATAACCATCAGCAACGTCTCTTTTACAAGCAGTGCCGTTGATTTCCCATGTATAAGTAATAGCCATAAATTAAAAGAATTTAAATAAATTTTAACTAGGTTTTGGATATTTGTCTTTTACGGCTTTTACATGATCTTTCCATGTTGTTGTGCCATTGACTGAATCCCAGTATTGCATATCTAATTGATCTTGAACAGAAGCATAAATCGTATCTGTTGTACCATCTGCACCAGTTCTTTGAGACTTGTAGGCTATCGCGGTTGCTGCTGTATTTAAGGCCGTCCTAGCTGCATCTATTTTAGTTTGATCCAAGTTCACTAAATTACCATCAGCGTCAAAAGCACCGCTGTCATCATCTATATGAACAACAGGTTTTGTTTCTGCTTTGTAAGCTTCGTAAATAGCTTCGTGATCAAAGCCCATAATAAAAACTTCTTTTTATTTAATTATATAAGATAAACATTAAGCGTCTATCTCCATTACTGTTATTTGACTTACTGTTCTTGTTTCATCAGAGGAATTATCATCACTTTCAGTTCTATTTATACAATACAAATCATTACTACTATTTTTCTGCATCATTATTTTATAGTTAACTTGACTTGTAGTGTTAGGCGAATCTAAAAATTTACAATTAGCAGTTAATGTAATATCATTTGCTCCACCACCGTCTCCCGTATAAAGAGTACCTGTAAAACTTGATTGTCTTCTGCTCCCGGCTGAATCTGATAAATTGATATTTGTAGCAGAGCCACCAGAAATTGTCCTGACTAATAAAAAAGATCCACCTTGCGAGTTATGAACATGACCACCTACATCAGCCATTATATAAATTTTACTTGAAGTAGAAGAGGGTGTTATATTGACTGTTAATCCTGATATGTCGTGCGTACCACCACTAACAGTAAAACTTTCTATTCCAGTTTTTACAGCTTGTAAAACTTGTAAAACTTTTCCTCCGCCTGTAGCCAAAGCTGAACCATTAACAGTAATCGCCCCAGTAACATCAATACCACCACTTGTTGTCTCTAACTTTTTACTGTTGTCGTGATATAGTTCTACTGCTCCACCCTCGATAAAACGAGCCATATTATTACCACCGCCACCACCTGTGCTGTCAGTGATTTCTACATCATCTCCCCTTATTCTTAAATTTCCAGTACCAACATCTTGAACGTAACTGTGGTTTCCATCGTGATAAATTCTTAAGTCTTCGCCTGCTCCAAATCTTACTTGACCACCATCAGGTAATCCTATGTTATTAAATGAAGAATCAATCGTGACTGATCCAACAGAAATACCATTACTTGTAGTCTCAAACTTTTTACTGCCATCAAAAAATAAATCTACTGAGTCGTTACCTCTCGCATCTATAATGCTTTCACTATCCGCAAAATTATTTACTATAAATACATCTGTTAAAGTTCTTGCAGAAGCTTGACTTTTT